CAGGTTGAATTTTCTGTTCAAATACTCCTACAGCAATCGAGCTGGGTAATTGAAAGACAGACATGGCAGCAAACACCCAAAACCGCACATTCCGCTCAAACCCAATTGAGAACCCGGCTGCATATGCTGCGGCCACCAAGCGCATCATCATTGCCAACGCACGCAAGACATGGCTGGCAAATACACCCCGCGCCCACGAAATCCTTGACGCCGCTGACGCTGGCCGCGACTACGACAACAATGGCAACGAGTCCTACAAAGAAGGCTTCATGGGTTCTATGGCCCAAGCCTTGGACACTTTTGGCAAGTTGTCACCCAAGCAGTGCGAGGCCATCCTGAAGGGTATCGACGCCCGTGCAGCCAAGAAGGCAGAGTGGGCCAGCGAGAAGGCTGCTCTGGACGCCAAGCGTGACCACATCGGCGCTGTGGGCAAGAAGGTCACCCTCGAGCTGACCGTGGTCCACGTCGTGGTGCTCGAAGGCATGTACGGCACGACCTACATCCACATCTGCGAAGACGCAGACCAGAACGTGGTCATCTACAAGGGCAGATCCGACGCCATCCCCGGCAAAGGTCATGTTGTCAAAGTGACGGCCACTGTCAAAGAGCACGGTGTGCGTGATGGCGTCAAGCAGACTGTGATCCAGCGCCCGAAGGCAGTCTGATCACCTAACCTCAAATAGCGGCATTTGAGGTAAGTTGCCCTGAACTTGAACATCAGGGTAAACTTGTGGCATCCATATGTCTCTGAAAGTACGAGATGCCACGCAAAAGCACCAAATCAGCCCCACAGGGCGAAAACTCCGCGCAAGAAGGGGTAGACACACCCTCCATGCCTTCCATCGCTCAAATCCTCGACGAAGCAGCCAGTAAGGGTAAACCCGAAGGCCTCGCCGCAAAAGGAGAAGAGAAGAAGAAGACTGGACGCCCCTCCACATACAACCCAGAAACAGCAGAGAAGATGTGCGAACTCCTGAGTGAAGGAGTACCACTCAGAGAGATCTGCAGGATGGAGGGGATGCCTTACTGGAGAGCCGTTTATCGTTGGATGGCTCAGGACGAGGCTCTTTCGACACACATCGCACGCGCCCGTGATGTTGGCTATGACGCCATGGCCGAGGAATGCTTGGACATTGCCGACAACGCTGACAACGACTGGGTTGAGCGTTCGGGCGATAAGGGTGTAGGGTGGACGCTAAATGGCGAACACATTCAGAGATCCAAGCTAAGGATTGAGACCCGGCTGAAGCTGTTGGCAAAATGGAACCCCAAGAAGTACGGCGACCGCCAGATCCTTGCCGGTGATTCTGAGGCCCCGCTGGAGGTGCAGAACGACGCCATGACCATCTTGGCCGCTGCCGTGAAGAACCTTGAGCTGAAGCGCCAGACCGCCAATGAGTGACCTGCTGGCGACCTTGCAAGACCCGGAGATCTTGCAGGCCCTGAGCGCAGCCCCTGACACCCACAAGATGGCCTTCGCCAAGAGGGCCAAGTGGCTCACCGAGGCCCACAACCATCAAGTGCTGCCCCATGGCAACTGGTGGTCGATCTGGCTGCTGCTGGCCGGACGGGGAGCCGGGAAGACCCGCACCGCTGCCGAACAGATCTGGTGGTGGGCATGGGAGCACCCCGGGACTCGTTGGCTGGTCTCCGCCCCCACGAGCGCTGACGTCCGGGCGACCTGCTTTGAGGGTGACTCTGGATTGCTGGCCGTCATCCCCAAGATCCTGATCGCTGACTACAACAAGCAGATGCACGAGCTCAAGCTGGTCAACGGCTCTCTCATCAAGGGCATCCCAGCGTCCGAGCCTGAGCGCTTCCGGGGTCCACAGTTCCACGGCGGCTGGGCAGACGAGTTGGCCGCTTGGGACTACCTGCAGGAAGCGTGGGACCAGATCATGTTCGGCATGCGCCTGAAGGTGGATGCTGACTGGAAGACACGTCTTATATGCACCACCACCCCGCGCCCCAAGGACTTGATCGTCGAGCTGGTTGGCCGGGAGGGCGATGATGTCCACCTGACGACCGCCTCGACCTACGCCAACATCAACAACTTGTCGGACAACTTCCGCAAGCAGATCATGCAGTACGAGGGGACCAAGCTCGGCCAGCAGGAGATCTACGCCGAGATCCTTGACCCTGAGGAGGGCGGCATCGTCAAGCGGGACTGGTTCAAGCTCTGGCCTGCCGAGAAGCCACTGCCCAAGCTGGAGTTCATCCTCCAGTCCTACGACTGCGCCTTCACTGAGAAGGCCCAGAACGACCCGACCGCCTGTATCAGCTTCGGGGTGTTCAAGCCTCAGGACGGCGGGATGTCCGTGCTGGTGATGGACGCATGGCAGGACCGCTTACAGTACCCTGACATGAAGGACAAGGTGCTGGACGAGTACGAGGTGGTCTACGGCGAGGGCAAGGACGCCCGACGGGTGGATCTGGTGCTGGTGGAGGAGAAGGCCTCGGGCATCTCCCTGATCCAAGACTTGCAGCGTGCCCACGTCTTCGTCAGGGCCTACAACCCGGGCAGGGCCGACAAGGTCCAGCGGCTGTCCATCGTGGCGAACATCATCCGGGCTGGCCGGGTGTGGGTTCCTGAGAGCAGCAGCCGTAAGGGATTTGTCAGGGACTGGGCCGAGGGCATGGTCAGCCAGATCTGCTCCTTCCCCGAGACAACCCACGACGACTACTGTGACGCCATGAGCCAAGCCCTGCGGTATCTAAGAGACGCTGGCTGGCTGAACATCGACCCACCACCACCGGAGGCCTATGATGCCGATGACCTTATCGACGCAGGCTGGGAACACCGCAAGCGTGAGAACCCTTACTCCATTTAGGGCAAGGCAAGTGCCTGCCGTTTGCCTTCCGGGGAAAACAGGGCAAACAGGGCAAACAGGGCAAACAGGGCAAACAGGGCAAACGGAGCAAGACGCAGGGCAAGCGGAGCAAACGGGGCAAAAGGCGGAGCAAATAGGGCAAAAACCGGAGCAAACAGGGCAAAAGCTGTCACGGTGCGAGGTTCTGGGTGTCTGCCAAGGGGTGAAACGGTGCAAGGCTTGCCCCGGTATCAGGGTGGACTTGACAAACCCCCAAAGGCATAATCTAAGGGAATCAACACCCTGAGGCCTGACCCATGGCGACAAAGAAGACCACCGGCAAGAAGTTGGCCGACATGATGTACGGCAACCCTGAAGGCGCTGCTTTCGGTTTTTTTCCCCAACTTGGCCGTCGTGGACAGGCAAAGCCAGCACCAAAGCAGGCGGAGAAGCCTTTCATTGACCAACGTGCCATGGAGTTGCCCCAGTTTGGCGAGATGGATCTGGATGTGCCCACCGCAGCCAACCGGGCCATGGGCCAGCGTATGGTGGAGCGGGACGTTGACCTCAAGCGTCAGGCTGACCGGGATATGTCCCCGTTGGAGAAGCTGGCTGGCGGCATTCAAACCGGCAGGCTGCTGGGCTCGGCCTTGACCCAGTCCGTCAAGTCCATCCCCACGGCCATCACCAAGGGCGGCAAGGCGGCTGAAGACTACATCGCTGAGAACATCTACCAGCCGACCCAGCCCAAGGCCTACGAGTACGCTGGCAACATCGCTGACTTCCTGACCAGCCTTGAGAGCGACTACAAAATCCCGCCCATCATTCCCGAGGCAATGGTGTTCCAGAACCTGATGGGGCCTGCCACACGTCAGGCAGGCCGAGCAGCCCAGCAAGGCGCTCTAGCCGCTGCCCGTGCTGGTGAGCGATTGGCCGAGAGGGCTGTCCCCCAGATCATGGAGCGTGGTGGTGCTGGTGCTGACATCCTGCGAGACATGGCTCAGGGCTCTCAGTCGCGCATCTTCATCGGCCCCAAGGCCAAGACCTTCCACAAAGGCAAGGCTGACATGGCCGTTGCCTTGGAGGAGGCTGGCCGGACGCCTCAAGAGATCTGGCTGGCGACTGGAACCTTCCGTGGTGCTGACGGCATCTTGCGTCAAGAGATAGACGACCGCGCAGCAAAGTTCCTGTCGGCTGATGAGAGGAAAGAGCGGATCGAATCCACCAAAGGCAAGATCGCTGAGATGAAGGAAAAGATCAATCCGACGCCTCAAAAGGACTTGTTCCCTAAGGCCCTAACTCAGGCCAAAAAGGAAATTCGGGATGACATCAGCATCCTTAGGGGCGAAGTCAGAGAGCGCACAAAGAACCCAAGCACGCAAGGATTGCAGGCGCAGTTCATTCTTGAACACCCTGAGTTGTACAAAGCCTACCCCGAGTTGCAGAACGTAAACATTGTCACTGAGGGTGGCGGCGGAGGGGGCGCACGAGGCTCTTTGAGCATCAACCCGTCTCGCGGCTATTACCCCGGCTCGATGGAGATGGACATCTATGATGCGGGATTGCGCAGCAACCCAACGTCAACTGCCCTGCATGAGATGCAGCACGCCGTGCAGACGATAGAGGGCATGGGTCCGGGCGGCAACCCCACGTTCGCTTTTTCAA